TTTGGCGATCCGACGTAGCCGTTGAGTTGGTCAGCGCGTGCCTTCTCAATCGGGCTGGATATGTCGAAGTCGTGGTGGGCGAGCCCGACCAGTTTTTCGTTGGGCACGCCGTACGAGCTGTGCAGCGCAAAAGCACCCGCTGGCGTAGACCAGAACAAGTCGTACTTGTCGATCAGGTACTTGAACGTCTCAGCTGTGTAGACCTTCGACCAGCACATGAGGTCGCAGTCATATTCGGGGTACAGGCATTTACGCAGCGAGTTGTGGATATTGCCAAATGCCCATTCCGAATCAACAAAAAACAGAATCCGGCGCACGCGAAGCTCCTGTTACGTCACGTTTGTCGAAACTAAATAGCGCTCGTCAATTTTGTCGGGTGCCGGCGGGGTCCACATGTCGCCGTATGGCATATTCCAGCAGTCGGCTTTGAAACGCCAACCACGGTCTGAGCTTGGGTCAATATCGCCTTTTTTGTGAAATACTGCTTGCTCGCCAAACGCGGCTTTGGGCATAAAGCCAGCGATCCACATCTGGCTGAAATCTTTGAGAATGCTCGTAAAGCAGTAGAAGTCACACTGCTGCCGCGTGTTGTACGACGCCACAGTGCCGAGGTATTCCGGCTTGGGCGCTACTGTACGAATCTTAGTCTTGTTGTCAATCTTGCCGAAACGCAACGGATGCACGAGGTCATAGTCGTGCTTCTCGTCGTCAGGCGAGAATTCGAGGTCGTAAAACTCGCGCAGGCAGACTTCGCACACCAAGCTTGCCAGCGTTCCAGCGCCAGCAGTAATTGAGTTGCGAAGATGTGTTCGGCCAGTTTGCGCTTGAATTTCAGCGCGCATTGTCCGCTCACGTTTTTCTGCGAGCTTGATCTGCTTTGCCGCGGGAAACAGTGTTAACATCATGTGGTTGACTCCATTCAACGCACATAAATGTATCGCGGTCTAAATAAGCCGGCAACAGCGTTTTCAGAGTTTCTTGAGTATTTTTGATATCAATGGATGGCGCACAATGTCGGCGTTATCGAAACGGATTGTGCCGATTTCGCCCACGGACTGCAGCTTCTTCACGACATCCATTAAAGGCACGTCGCGCGAATACAGGTCACTCTGCTCTGGGTCACCAGTGATAATAAATTGCGTATTCTGCCCAAACCGGCTCAGAAAGAGCTTTAGTTGCATGTAGCTCGCGTTCTGGGCTTCGTCAAAAACGCAAATAGAGTTATCGAACGTTCTACCGCGCATATAGCACAGCGGCGCCAGCACAATAGCTTTGTTGATGACTTCCCGCTGACCGCCGCCTCGTCCAACCATGACTTCGAGGGCGTCATACAGGGGCTGCATGTACGGGTTGACTTTTTCACCAAATGAGCCGGGGAGAAATCCCAGCTTCTCGCCCGATTCGACAATGGGGCGTGTAAGAACGATTTTCTCGCATTGGCGAGTCAGCACGGCGTTGATCGCGTATGCCATGGCCAAGAATGTCTTACCGGAGCCCGCTGCCCCGAGCAAAAACGTCACCAGCTTATCTTCCATTGTCTTCCACGCAAGATTCTGTGTTTCTGTACGTAATTCAATGTTAAGTGGTGTATAAATATTCTGTGCCTGTTTCTCCTGTTTTTGTTCTTTTCGTTGCACCCGTGCCGCCTTGCGAGAGTTGCGCGCCATGCGATGGTCCTCATAAGAGTGGTTAGAGACATTGACTAACCCACCGCTATTTTAACAAACGCGCTTAACGACTAAACGATACTATTCCACACGAAAGAAAAATTCATGTTGAAAATCTTGACTTACGTCACAAATGCTGATCATTCAAACTTACGGCAGTTACGGCAGAAACTCCCGATTGAGTTTGTGCCTAATCTTATTGCGTGGACCGGGAGCTTTTACGCCAAAGCCTTCGGCGTCCACGAGTTTGTCAAATCACTGCCGGACGACGACATCATTGTGTTGTTAGATGGCTACGACGTTTTGCCATTCAATGGGTGCACGGCAGAAACACTGCGCGACGCCGTAGAGACGCACTTTGATTTAGACAAAGTCACGTTCAATGCCGAGACAAACTGTTTTCCGGCCGCAGAGCTTGCCCAAAAGTATCCCAAAGCGCCCGGTAAGTGGCGTTATCTCAATGCTGGGCTTTATGCCGGTAAAGTCAGCGCGGTCAAACGCATGTACGACGAGATGCTCGAAGACATCGTACGGGTCGGCGACGACCAGCACGCGCTGTCGTTGCTGTTCTTATCGCAGCCGGGTTTACTCGCGCTAGACTACGAGTGTCGGGTGTTTCAGTCGTTGTACAACGGTAGCGTCGGCGCTGGCGTTAATATGCCAGACTTCGTGATCGACGGCACGACCATTCGTAACAAACAGTTCGACACGACGCCGCTGCTGTTTCACGGAAACGGTTTAATCAACATGGCGAGTCTTATGCCGTGTTTTTAATTACTAGCGCTTGGCGACCTGAACAGGACCGCCTTGAACCGGCGGGCCGTTCATGGGAACACGCGAGGGATTGCCAACAGGCATGCGCTGCGGAATGCCCTGCGTAGCGCGGTTCCACGACGCTGTGTCGTAGTCGCGGCTAGCGTTGTTGATCGCCTGCATGCGCTGTCCAATATTAGCCACTTCGCCGCCGGCACGGGCACGGTCAGCGTTTAGTTGCTGCACTTGCGCGATGTTCTGCTCGTTAGCTCCCGGCTTATATCCCGGAGCATTGCGCATCTTGTTCGCGCGATCGAGCAGCGCATTCGCTTGATCACTGACCTGCTTGTAGTCAGATGTTACACCGCCATTAGCGCGCACACGCGCGTTAAGCTCAGCCAGCATCCTCTTGGCTTGCGACGAATAATCTTCGGCGGTCATTGCCGGTTTGGCTGCGGGAGTAGCGGCCTGTGTCGGGGCCATCTTTGGCGCAGCAGAGGGTCGAACAACCGGCGTGTTTGCCGGAGCAACGGGCGTTACCTGCCCGGGACGCGTGCCGCTAGTAGTAAGCGTGTGTTGCGGCCGCATACCGTCAGGTCGCGCTAACGAAAGCGTAGGAACAGGCATGCTGCCTACGGCGTTCGCCTGCATGGGATTGTCTTTCATATCCCAGCGACGACCGGTAGGGCTCGTGCCAGTCATGGGCGCCTGATTAGCCGAGAAACCGCCCGTAAGGCTTTTAGCGGCCGCGGGTGCCGGAGCTGCTGGGCGATTGACCATTGGCTTCGCGACCGGCTTGGCCTGCATAGAAACGTTATGTACGGCGGGATTAGCTAACGACATTGTCGGCGAACTGCCGCCGGACATAGAGCCGCCAGCGCCAGACGTTAACACATTGTTTGCGTCAAACGGAAACGCGGCGCTCTTCACAAGAGCCCGCCCAAAGTCGTACGGAGTAAGCATGTTGTCACTTTCATGGTTAGAGGTGTAAGCCGAAGTTTTTTCCTGTTTTTTCTTTTTCTTGCCGCTGCCAGCAGGCCGGCACGAATTGTTGCTATATGGCGCTTTACCCGGAACAGGCTCGTAACCCTTCCAGCATCGGGCGGCCTTTTCCAGCTCCGACGAGATTGCCCGCAAAGCACCGGCCTTGGCCATTGGCGTCTTAGCTCCAGTAATCATCGGAGCCATCTTGGAAATCACGCCCTTGTTTTGCGTCAAAAAGTGATACATCTGCTCAGCGTCTTCGCGTGACAGCCCGGGATTCTTACCCATTAACATAGTAACGCCAAACTCGGGGCTTAGATTGCTGAGCTGTTCAATCTGGGACATCATGTCGCCATTCTGGTTGCCACCAAATAACCCCATAAGGCTGTTGGCGCCTTGGCCGACCATTCGCCGAGCGCCGTCACCAAAGTAGCCAGAGCCCGCGGCGCCAAGACCAAGCGCGCCCAAACCAAGAGCGCCCGTCGCGAGACCTTTGCCGCCGCCCATGTAAGCGCCAAGGAGCGCGAGCGGTACGCCAGCGGCTGCGGCGTATTGCATCTCTTTCGGAATACCGCCTAAAAATCCGCCGCCCGAATAGTTTTGAATAGGCCGCGGCATTTGAGCGCCGGGAGCCACAGGCGTATAAACGTCGTCTTGCGGATCGTTGCTGCCGCCCGTAAGGCCAGTTGCGCGAGCACCGCCGTATAGTACGCCGCTGCCGACACCGACATTTCGTAACGACGAAGGATTTTTAGCCGTCGGCGAAATTATTGCGTCGCCGAGTCCCCAACCTGCGCCAGCGGGCCGGTTTTGTCCGCGCATCCGAGCCACAGCATCATCGCCCATGTTTAACGCGTTACGGCTTACGTCTGTCGTAAACTGACCAACGCGGCCGACGCGAGATGTTACAGGAGATAGCGTTTCAGTTACTTTTTTACCTACTGATTGCGCTGTTGGATTGTTGTATACCGCAGTGCCGGCGTCGCCCATGACTTTGCCGGCCGCAACAGCCTGATCTTTTGTTGCTTCGCCAAGAGCGCGGGCAGTGGATTTGCCAGTCGCTTTTGCAGCCTGATACGCGCTCGTTCCGGGGCTGACCATCTTTTTTCCAAAGTCCAGCGCAGTCGAGCCGCCGCGAACAGCGAGGTCTTTCGCGCCACCAAGCAGCGCTTTGAGGAATTTACCTTTAACGGCTTCTTTTTCGAAATCATAGTGATAATGCGACATGTGGTTCTCCTTAACGAATGCGTTTGCCGGAAGCAGTGTATTTGGGACGAGGACGCCGCGGAGCCGGCTCGTCGAACATGTTGCGTACGGCAACAGGCAGCGTCACGGGCGACCGAACGTCAATGTGGTCATTGCTGGGCGCAATCCGCACAGGGTTTTGCAACACACCAGCTTGGAATCCAGCGCCGCCCAAACCTAACGTGCCAAGCGTCGGCACGCCGTAACCAAAATTACCAACGCGTTTTAAACCTTTGTCGAGCAGGTTAAAACCGCCGCCGACAATATTTGCGCCGCCACCAGATGCCGTTATGCCCTTACCGGTTGTTTTCGTGGCATAGCCGAGCATGCGAATAAGGTCGCGGGCGGTTTCATTTTTGATATTCGTGTTGGCCATTGCTTCGCCGCCACGGGTAATGGCTTGTCCAACCGGTTTGGCCATTTGCCCGGCAGAACCAAACAGTTTGCCGATGCCGCCCGACAAAGAACCAACACTGCGCATCAGACCGCCGGCAGCGTTATCAATGCCGCCAAGACCTTTGACAATCTTTTTGCCGCCGTGAAGCAAGCCGCCCAGAATTGGATTTAACGATTGCTTTTCAAACTGGCTGCATTGGCAGCCAAATTCAAATGGTGTCATAGTGTGTACTCTTACTTGAATTGTTCGTTAAGCCATTGTCTGTGCGCGTCGTCGTACGCTTGCGTATTCGTTGGGTCGAATGCGCCGCCAGCGCCGTAATCATGGAAGAACGTAGCCGAGCTCAGCGGATTCTGCGCGACAGTGTCAATGCCGGAGCGCACTGACTTGCTTATTGACGGCAAATAGCGGCCGCCAGCTACAGGCGACCGCATACCCCAACCACCTGCGCCATTAGACAGCGGATTCTGGAGTCCGTGTTGCCACGATTTGTACTGGAAACCGCCGGGAAGTATTTGTTCAGCGCCTTGAACAAATGAGCGCTGCGCGTTACCAACAGCTTGGGCGCCAGAACGCGCGTAGTTGTTAGCTGCCAGCGCTGCATTGTCGAGCGAGCTGGAACCCATTCGGCGACCGGCGGAGGCCAGTGTATTCGTGACGGCGCGTGCTCCGCTACTGGTAGCTTGCCGGGCGGCAGATCGCGCAGCTTGACCAGCGACGCCCTTTGCCGCAGCACCGGCTACACCCTTTGCCGCACCAAGCGCACCACGGCCAGCGACACCAAGAGCGCTACCAGCTCCGGGGAGAAAACTTACGGTGCCCATCGCGGCCGAGCCGAGCGCACTACCAAATCGCCCGTTCCAGAGATGGCGGCCAGTATCGAGGACGGCTGTGGGAACGCCAGTAAATGGGTTTGAATACAGCGCCGCGTCCGCCACCATGCCGCGATTGTCGGCATCGAGAATGTGCGAAAGGCCCTTTCCAAATGCTAGTTGTCGGCCAAACTGCCCCCACGTGCGCTCTGGAACATTGGGGGCGCCTTCCATGACGGCAATTTTGTAAAGCGATAACGCCGTAAATGCTGGCGGCATGAGCAGACTCGTTGTTAAAAATGACACTGCCCGCCGTCACAACAGGTCTCATTAATTGTGCGGCATTGGCTACAAATTTGTTTCCCGCGAATCTCTACTAGTGTACCCGCACAGACGTAACATATACAAGCCAATGTTGTTTCTGTAGCGCCGCGTTTGTGCCGAGGAATATACGGGCAATTGACGCATTTGCGCCCGCAGCACCGGCCCCAAGACAGCAGAGTTTGCCGAGAAAGCGGCTCTGAACCGTTATTTCGCGCACTCATTACAGCGGCGCAACCGTCAACGCACGCTCGTAAACGACGTACACTTCGGCATACGCCACACCCCACGTTGCGTCGTGAGCGAGGCTATTAAAAAGCTCGTCGGTATCGGCAGCGTCTAGCCGGTGATTCCAAGCCCGGGCGTGCGCCCATTCGTGTAAAAGCACGCCAATCGCCCGATGTTCGTCAAGCTTGCTGTCGACCTGAATATGAAAGTGCTTGCCGTGTTTCCAGCAACGCCCTTCAAAATTCGTTAATTTAACGCGACGAACGCTAACTGGGTACGCCGCGGGGCACTTTTTTTTGAGCGCCGACAGGAGAATCTTGTAATTGTAAAATTTGGCTGCCATGCCTGCTCTCCCTGTGGCGTCCTTGCCAGCAGGGCTTGATTATACAGGTATGACTATAGGTTGTCGCAGAGGGTTTTTTTGCGTTAATTTACGCCTAAAACATCGACCCTTCGAAGTTTTGACGCTGGGCTTCCCACTGCGGATTGGGTGGTTTTGGCGCCGAGTTAAAGGTGTTGGGATACGATTGATTAAGCGGCCGGGTGCCCCAATTGTAAACACCCTTGGCGACTTGACCGGGTAAAGCTACTGCGGCGTCTGCTTTCGCGCCCATGCGAGAAAAGAAACCGCCTTGCGGCTGGGCTGGTGCTGCGGGTGTCGAGGGCATTTCTGGCGTTGTCGGGGCTTGGGGCGGTGTCGGCCCGTCGTCGTGGGCCTCTAAAAAGTCCTCGTACGACATTGTCCCCGCGTGACCGCTGGACTGGTATTTGTTGTACATGTCGTCAGCTTGTTTAATAAACTGCGCGACCGACTGGCCGAATTGAAATGCGTTCATAGTCAACTCACTTGTTGTGATTGCGTTTCAGCTGAGCAAGTACGACAGCAGCAGCTTCTTTCACTTCCTTGTCGTCTTCTTTGTCGTCTTTCTTGTCTTTCTTCTTTTCGCTAATCGGGGCGCTCTTGTCGAGCAGGGCTTTGGTAGCCTTGTTGCCCTTGATGCCCCCATAAATCGCGCCGGCGGGAATACCAGCAAGAGCGCCGAGGCCACCGCCGGCGACCGCACCATTGGCGACACGTTGACCTAAAGGCAACAAGGTATGACGACCGGGTCCAACTGGCTTCTTTCCAAATGCGCCTGCAAGTGCGCCTAGTAGCCCGCCACCAATTGCGCCAATACCAGCTCCGCCAATTCCGCCAATACCAGCACCAGCACTAGCACCTAAAGCTGTGCCGGCACCACGCAACGCACCGCGGCCAATCGAGAGGTCCTCTTCTTCTTTGTTCGGGGCCGTTGCCATACCGGCTAATGCGCCGAGACCCATAAACGCTTGCTTGTTGTTACTCATCTGAACTCCTTCCGGATCGCAGTCCGGTTTAGTTAGGCTTGCTTCGGGCATTTGTACTTTCTTAGTCTGGCCGCGTGACGACGGCTGCGGCATAGTCATGGATTGCTTGGTGCCGGCAGTGTTCTTTAATGCCGCGTCGCCAATAACGCCAAGCGTGGCCCCGGAAACGGCGCCACCTGTATACAGGCGTGTCCTGCGGATAGCTTCCAATTCTTTAAACAACGCGTCATACGAGTCCAAACTTTGCGTGTTTAAATCTTTGTACGCTTCAAAGCCAATATTTCGGGCCCGTCGCGCATCTGCCACAGCTTGCGTTGGATTACCAACCGCGCGCGGGTTGTAACGCAAGCTGTTTACCGCTACGTTTTTTGGGTTGGGAATATTATGCGCCAAATCACGCTCTACGTCCTTTATTACATTAATGCGGTTACGAATCGGTCGCACGGTTGAATCGCCCATAAGCCGTTTGCCGTAAGTCTTCAAGCCGCCCATTGTTTTTGCGGCACCTGTTTGCAGTTGCTTCATCGCCGGGCTGAGAATTTGTCGAAGCAGGGCCATGTTGGCTTGCTTATTCATGATTTGTTTGCTGAGGTTCATGCCAAAAGTCTCCGGAGATGTGACAAGTCGTGCGTCAGTGGCGTCGACGTGGAATTGGGCTTTACGTTTTGCGGCGGTGGTTATGAGTTTTTGTAAAAGCTCTTGGCGCGTCTGAGCCGTAGCTGACGCGCGCATGAAGTCTTTTAAACTACGGTATACAAACGGCGGCATTTTACTGTTCCGGCGTTGTATTCGCTACATGCTTTGCCGTTTGTTTAACAGCATAGTTCTGCAGCATGGTTTTGATTTTATCAGATTCTTCTTCGGGAACGAGCAGGCTAGGATCAATCCCCCAGTTCTGCAGCGCCCAACCGCGGCGAGGCGTGGGTTTTTTAACAAATGGGCCGCCGTGACGGGACTTAAAATTGGCCCAGCGCTTGATTTGACGCTCATCTTCGTCGCCTAATCTCCGGCCACCAGAATAACGCTTGTACCACTGCGCCCAGCCTTTGGGGTCGACAGGATTCACCCACTCTGGTTTCCATTCGCCCAAGCTAGCCAGACGGGGGCCAATGCCGCGGTACAGCGAGTTATAGACGCCCAGTTCTTCAAGCTGTTCTGGCGTAAAGTCAGGTGTGAACGCGGGTACCGGCTTCTTTTTTTTCGCTATTGGCGGCGCTTCGTCACTTTGCTTCTCGCTGCCGACTTCGCGGAGTAAGTTGCGGAACACGTCATTAAACTGTTCTTTCTCTGCCGTGAGTCTTTCCAGCACTTCGTCACCGGTGCGTTCACGCTTTCTGCCCAGCAAGTATTTGCCAACAATGCCCGGATTTTCTGACGAGCTAAGATATCGCCGGACAGCTACGTTGCGCAGCTCTTCGGGCAGGCCCTCGTGGGAGTCAAAGCGCAGACCACGACCACGAGCTTGCTGACTGCGTGCTTCGTTCCAGTGCGGGTCCAGAAGCTGAATGAGACTGGTGCCCTTAGTCGAGATACCTTCGGCTGCTGCGGGGCCGAGCAAGAGCGCCTTGAGCTTGCCTTCGTTGTACTGCTTGAGTGCCTGCTGACGCGCTTTGACGGGCATGCCGCCGTGGAAGAACGCGTGGGGAATCTTGTTCTTCTCTAACGCCGCAGCATATGGATTTAATCCAGCGTCAATGAAGTTAGAGTAGATAATAGCCTTCTTGCGCGGATCACTCTTGAGCGTCTCCTGCAAGTCTGCCATGGCTTTCTGTAATTTGCTGGACTGAGAATACGCGCGGTACATGTCTTTGTCAGCTCGAAACGGCTGTGTACTTAGACTCACTTGGCGCAGACCAGTCATAAAGCTGTTTAGTTTCGCCAGCTCATCGCGCGACAGCGGGAACTCTTGGTCCAGTTTCCAGAGAAAGCCCGGCGGAATCTTGGTCCGAATAGCCTTCTGGATACGCTGCTGTTCGGCTGACAGCGGCACACGCACGACTTCTTCGTTAACGTTTACGCCTTCAGGTGTTTTGCTGGGTAAGTAATCGACTTTGCCCTCTAGCAATGCGCGCAGCTTGCTTTCGTTCTTGATAACTGGCTTCATACCGGGCTTTATGCCACGCAACCACGCTAAGATACCCGGCCGAACTTTCTTCTCGCTTACAAACTGCTGATCAAATTGCTGCGGCGTGATTTGTTTGTTGTGCAGCATAGACAGCAAGCTGGCGATATCACTCGGCTCATTGGTGATCGGCGTGCCTGTGAGCAGGACCAGTCTTTTGGCTTTCTGGGCTGCGCGCATAGCGGCAGATGTGCTCGCGGCTGTGGGATTTCTTAGCCGAGCTGCTTCGTCCATCACCAGCGTGTCGGGATTATTCGTAAAATCCTTGCCCATGCCCAAGCCCGTGTAGCTCATGACTTCCGGGTTCGAGTCGCGCGTGAACTTGGCGATCTCCTTCTCGAAGTTGCCCTTGAGGCTGGCTGGTACGACGACGCCATATTCGCCGCCCTGTTCTGTGCGGGCTTTCTCAGCTGCTGCCAGAGCTGACAGGGACTTGCCAGAGCCCAGTCCGTGATACACAAGCAGTCTGGGGTCATCGCCCGAGATACGGTCTGCAATGCGCTGCTGGTGGTCTTGTAACTGGACGTCTGGTACGAGTTCGGCTGCTTTGTTTAGCGCGCTGCCGCCATAGAACATACCTGCTGCTGTGGTCATAGAGTCGCCCCCACAAGCCAGACCAGTATCCCAAAAAGAATCACGAGCCGAATTAGCCGGGGTATGTCTCGGTACATCATTGGCGCTAGCTCGTTAAATCGGCGTAAATTAACTGGCGGACTGCGGCTTTAACTTGCCGAACACTACGCACCAGTATAACCGACCAGCTTTATCTTTGCGTGCGCCACAGCCGATACTGTCGTATTTGCTGCTGAGAATATTGGCCCTGTGCCCGTACGACCACAGCCACGAATTTAAGACGCTTTCTTCTGAATTCTGACCCCACGCAATATTCTCGCCGGCTGCTGTAAATCCTAGTTTGAGCACATTGTCCATAGAAGAGTGCCGCAGCCAGCCGCCATCGGCCATCTTGAATGCGTGGCGCTGGGCGTACTCAGTCAGGGCCGCGCTTTTGGTCAATGCCCGCAGTGGCCGAAACCAGCTCTTCTTAGCCCGAGCGTCGTTGTGAAGTTCAATGAGTTTGTTCAAATCAGCTACTTGTGGGGCGTCTAAACGAATTAACGCTGGCTGGCTGTACAGCGCCCGGCGAAACTGCGCATTTTCTTTTGTCGCCGCCATGTAGTTCTCTTTGCAGCGTTCAGCCATGCGCCAGAACTTGTCGCTGTCGTGGGCAAGCTCTTCCAGCCTGTCAGCAGCCTCGTCCAGCATGTCCTGTGCTGAAACTGCATTAGGTGCGTGCACCCAGCGCCGAAGTTCGTATACGAGCTGCTTGACGGGCTTTTTCATGGCGCAACTCCCGTAAGAATCGGCGTGATCTTGTCCAAGTCAGGCGCCATGGTGCTTTTGCTCGCAATGGCTAGTTCGTGCAAAGCAATCTGTTCTTCAATCCACTCGTGGTACAGACTAATTCGCGTAAAAGCCGATTCGTCCGTGTAAGAACCATTAGGTTTCTTATCCCGGGCCATTAGGAACGAATTAATACCAGCTAGTTTGTTACCAATAAACATACCGCCGCCAGAATCTCCCGGGGCGATCATGAACTCCAGTGGAAACTTATCGTGCTGGATACTGGGCGTGCAGATAAGAATAGTGCGCTCGCTGGAGTCTATTCTGTTATGGCCGCCACGCTTTTGGTGGTCTTCGCCAGTTGCGCCAGTATTGAAAGTCCCGGTCGTGCCATAGCCGGCAATAGTAATAGCCGCGCCGACCTCGTCCAGCTTGGTGTACAGCTCTGGGTAGCCGGCCATCTCAAACGATTTAGCCGAGTAGCACAGCGCTAGATCGTGAAAGCCAAATTCCTCGTCTTCAAAGCGGGGGTGGACAATAATCTTGTGCAGCTTGTGCTCTGACTTGTCGTCTGTGACAGCCAGCACAAGCGGCGCGCCTTTGACGACATGCCCCGCGGTCAGAAGCCAATTGGGCCGAATGACGACAGCCGAGCCGAATTGGAAAGAAACTTTGATGCCTTTTTCTTTGCTATCAGGGCTTAAATCCAGCTCCTGAATTTGCATAATATCGTCAACGCCTTCAACACGCAGGGCTTTGACGCTCACCACATTCGGGAACTTTTGTCCGAATTCGAGGTATCGGGCGTCTGGCGTATTGGGGTCACGAGTGCCGGCGCAGATGTTTACACCAGCGCTAATAGCTAAAAAAAAGAAAAAGGTACGTAGGAGTACCGTGAAAATGCGTCCATGCATGGGTCACCTATAACAAGAGTGTGTTTACATAAAGCCAGTTCTACTCACTTTCCATGCAGTTACGAGCACGTAATTAGCGGCGGGTTCGACGGAAACTGCGGGTCGTCGAAGGATTATCAAGCCAGTGGGCGAGTTCTTTTCGGTTCATGAAACCAACCGAGCGGGCGATTTCGCGGTCTTTTGCGTCTAGTCGCACCACGGTGGGTACAGACGAGACACGAAATATCTCAGCGCTTTGGGTATCCGCCAGAATATCAATGCGTGAAACAGTAAAACCCTGAACAAGCTCAGGGTTTTCGTCTAGGACCTGCTTAAGCTGCGCGCAGGGGCGGCAGCCGGGCATGTGAAAGATGATTAGTTCGTCAGCCCAGCTTAGGGCGCCGAATAGGCTCAGAATGAATGCCAGCCAGTAACGCATGACGCGGTCCTCGGGGTAATCGCTACCGTATTTGCCTATTTAACATAACAGGCATTGTTAACAATTACCAAATTATCGGGATTGGGGGCCGGCAAAACGCGAATTACGCAGCATTTCAACTAGACCATTGACACTGCTGCACTTGCAGTTCCATTTACGCAAAGCTTTATTGATGCGGGAATCGGGGTCTTTCTTGGTCTTGCTGCCAGTCTCATGTTTTTTCATACCGCACATCCGCGAACAAAATGAGTTCTGGCGCTTTGCCCGATCGCCTTTGGGGCTGGACTCGGTCACGGGGGCTTTGAGATTGCCGCCCGTAGCGTTGTTGTAGCTGGCGCGACCTTTGGCGTTTAAGCCGCCTTCGTCATTTTTACCAGCGCTTCGTTGCCACGCTGGACTGCTTGACGTTTTGATACCTGCGCCCGGATTACGTCCGCCAGCAGAACCCGAGTTTCCGGTGAGTTCGTTTTTTACAGACAAGCCGCCTAAAGACTGAATGGGACGAGATTGCGTGCTGCTACCGTTTCCGACAGGGGGCGCAGAAGGGCGAGACTGCGGTTGCTTGACCGGCGCTTGCTGTTGTGGCTGTGGTTGCGAGCCCATGGGCGGCATAATTCCCGTTGTCGCGACGGGATAGCGCTTTACGTCCGCGTTTGTCGGCACGTAGGCGGGTTCGCGGCCTTCCAGCGCAGCGTCTTGCTCTTCTTTTATCTTTCTGATGTTGGGCCCTACGACCAAAGCGATCTTCTTGAGAAGCGAGTTAATTGCGTTTTCTTGGCGTTTTTTAGGCTGTTCTGTGCCTGATTGCGTGACATCAAAGTCTGGGCGATGTTCGGGGTTTTTCTCCCGTTCTTCCCCAGCGTACGTTGGCTTTTCGCTGTGGGGAATCTCAATATATGTCTGCTTTGAATTGGCAACTTTCGAAAAAGCCTTGTTTTGTACGGTATGTGGCAATATTAACAAATTGTTAAGTTTATTCACGTAACTGTGAATTGCTGTTAATGCGGCCTCTTTCTCGTCTTTCTTCTTGTGCGCGTACATAGGCAGGCCTTTGTTTGATTCGGGGTATTCGTGCGCCCACCGCTTCGCTATATCGGGATGCGAGGCCCAGAGAAAACGACGCTGCTTTTCAGATTTGAATGGCATACGAATATTGTGACAAAAAGGGAATAGAATGGCAACGGAGCGCTGATAGTTAAAAAAAGGGGGCGCGCGTTTGCACACCCCCGAAAAATCAGTCATCACTGTTATCGATGTCAGGGACAGTGCTCTCAAGCGCGGTGAGCCGCGATTCGATTTCGGGCGGGAAGTTATCGAAGGCGCTTTTGATTTTCCGCGACATCGTGTTGAGCGACTTGGTGAGCATGGCCATCCGTTTCTTCCAGCGGCGGTCGTAGTATTCCGTGCGCTTTTTGACAATAACACCATGGCTAGGCGGCTTTTTAACGGAGATCAGCTTGTGATGGTACATCGTGTCATCGAGGTTATCGATAAACGAGTTCAACCACGACAAGTGCTCGTCGGGAACTTCGCCGTGTTCCTTGTGCCGTGCCTCGATGTCGTCAATGGCAGCGCACATTTTGACGATGTGGCCACGAATTTCAGCGATACGGGAATCGACACCCATATAGCGTACGTGGAGCGACTCAGCAGGGCGCTTTTTTTTAACGGTCTTTGACACGATCGGGTCCTCCTTTGATGAAAATAAACTGCCGACACTGGCAGCTATGTCGTACAACAATAAATATGACGGGCTTTTGTGTTTAATTTAGGTGGGCGCTGATAGCTAAAAGAAAGGGCGTTAAGCCCCCTCCTCATAGACCACGCGCCCGGAGGCGTCGGTGATCCTGATGATGTTGCCATTCGGGTCCACGTCGACGATACCGCTCGTGACCTTGGTCGAAACACGAGTAAACGTGGTGGCCATTTTAGGCTTTTCGGTATTGACCATGTCGCTGATGGTCCCAGCAACCGCACCGAGCACGAACACCGCACCGAGCATTCCAATAAACAACATGAGAGTCCATCCTTTCTTAGGGGTTAAACTAACAACTGCCGTCACGGGCACCACCTTTGGGAAGAAGCATCGCAGCAGACGCTAACCTGCTACGAGTTCCCCAACTACGTGTTTGCTATCCTCATCAGTCACGCGATTACTCTACAGTCAGTTGTACGACCGACTGCAGTAGCGCCTTTGTTTATTATTTGGTTGGCCGACCAAAGTAACAAACGCAGGTTTATGCTATGAATCACGACCGGCCCATCCGGTACCGAACCCTCTTCTAGCGTCGTTGTGTTTGAGCTAGCGGTCCGGGGCGCTTGGAAATGCTTTTTGCGCAGTCTTACACAGCCTGCTACGGAATTCCTTGCTTTGGGAATTCGACATTTCCTCCTTCCACTTTGGGATTTACAAATCGCGTAGCGCGGATAGTGTGCGTCCTATCCCGCCTTTGGGCCGATGATCGCCCAACTTTCGAGCCACCAAAGATGGTGCCCGTGACGGCAGATTCTGTTCGCCGCATTCTCGCAAGGCGAAGGTCGAGTGTATTGGCAGTTTTCTACGCGGCTTAACTGCCTGCCGCGGACGTATTTACGGAAAAGCCTGCGCAGCTTTTACTCACTGCTCGAATCACCACGGAAGCATCCGTTCAAGCAATGGTACACCGCGCAGGCTCAGAACGAATTCACGTCAATTAGCGCGTAGCCGTCGACAGCTAGCGCGCTGAGCACTAGATATGCCGTGTTTTTGCTGAATATTTAGCTCAGCAGAAACCCGCATTTTCTGTATATGTCAGGCTTTTGGAGACTATTTAGCGTTTAATCGTACGCTAGGGAGTCTTCCATCGCCCGAATCACATTGTGGAGGCTACCGAAGTTCTCACTGTCCTCGTACCTAGACGATCGGTAGTCGATGTCGTGGCGCAGCAGGGGCGTTTCGTATATTCGCCCATATCGCTTTTCGACTTCTACTGCGCCAGACATTGGTATCCTGTGCCGGACAATAAACATCATGTCCTGACAGTCGTAGCAGTGCGTTTGTGCGCACGCCTTGGGCCGACCGCATTTACATAAACAAAACCTAGAGTCGCCGTCCGGGGCGCGCAGCTTGATGGCACTCGCTTTACGCATTTTTTGCCAGCGCTGAAAAATAGCAATGCGGCGCTCTTTGGGCTTATCGCGCTGAAAAAGGCCGCGGCGCTTTGCCTCATTACGGCGCTCTTGGTTGCGGGCCCAGTCTTCCACGTTACGCCTGTCGCCGTCTTCCAGCTGTTTCGCGTATTCTTGCTGCCTTTTTATGTCTAGAAAAATATCCACCGGACGACTCCCTTCTTAAAGAGCGTTACTCCTCGAACAATTCACACAAAGAACTAAGCACCCATGACGTACTTAACGCGAACGCCATCAAGGAGCTGAGCGACATGTTGTCAAAGAATTCAAACACCGCAAGGTCCTTTTGCAGTTGTCAACAAACCCGCGCCAACAAAAAATCACTGGCGCACAATCAATATGCCGCGCATTTGTTCCATATTTAGCACGCGCTGATAGCTAAAAAAAGCCCCCGCACCTTTCGGTTTGGGGGCTGGTCTATGCAGACCTACTGCGCGGCGTTGTAAGCCGCCGCGAGTGTTCAGCTCTTCGCCGGCACGGGAGCCGACTCAAGCATGCACACGACGCCCGTGAGCGTGAGCGTGCCCGGCTTGACGGGCCGCCAGTCGGTGATGTTGTTAGACATCATAGGCTTGACGCCATCCGCGTGCGCCACCGTGACGTGCTTGATGGCGTTTTTCGACGGGGCCGCAGTCTCGACAGTCACGGCGACGATGCCGCGGGTGTCGTCCACCATGAGCCTGCCGACGGCGGTCACGTCCATCGTGAACTCTTTGCCGACCAAGTCCGCGACGCCGGCCTTATCCGCAGACTTGGTATCGATCGTCATGTGGTGGGCCTTGATGACCCAACCCTCCGCGTAGAACGACGTGAGACCGTAGAACGCGATCAGGTTCTGGCGGGACTCTTCGGTCAGGAGGACGGCGGTGTAGATAGATGCCATTTGTGGGCTCCTTCAGAATTGCCTTGTGGAGCTAGCCGGATGTGCGGCTTAAAACTCAAGTACCAGTGGCAATATGATTCCCGGTACTCATTAGATATGCCGTTTATTTGTCGTATATTTAGCTACGCGCTAATAGCTAAACAAAAGGTGCGGGAGGGCAGGACTCCCTGCCGCGCCAATTGTTTACGCAGTCACAAGGCCCCAGTCGGCGACCTTGTAGAACTCGTCGATCTCGTGCGCCGTAGCGACGAGCATCTTGAACTCGCCAGAGCCGACAAGACTCCAGACGTCGCCACCCGTGAGGAAGCCGCACTCGCGGTCCTCCCACGCGCCGATGAGCTCGTCGAGCTCGTTCTTCTCCTTCAACCATTGACCCCAGAAGCGGGTGTCAGGGCTGATCTCCGTGCTGTTGTGATACAGGTCTGCCTGCTTCACAACCTTCGCGGCGTCGGAGATGTCGGCGAGCCGCAGACTCTCCCGCCGCTTCCGCTCGTTGCGGTTGAGGTCGGGATACCGCTCTTTCGTGAACTCGTTGGTGAGCTCATGAACGAGCAGCAGCACTTCCTCGCCGAAGTTGTTCGCAACCCACGCGGGGCCGTAGGCGGGGTTCTTCGGGTAGACGTCTTCGATGACGTCATGGAGGCACGCCGCAGCGAACATCGCCTCGTCCGTGCCCGGCAGCGTGTGCACGAGCGCGGCCACCGTCAGCGGGTGCGTGTAATAGCGCCGGTCGCCATACTTCCGCATCTGCTGAATCGACTCGTGAGCAACCGTGCACGCCACGGCAGCCTTGGTGTCCAGAATTCCCATAATTAACGCGTTCCTTTCTTAAGGATGTGGGATTGGGAATAGATAAAAGAAACGGGCCTGCGTCGGCGTGACCGGCCCGTGCAATTCTTTTTTGGTAAGGAGGTGGCTTGCTGCCCTCCACGCGTGTGTGCGCGTCAATGTTTACTACCCGACCTTAGTCAGGCAGTCGCGGTGCCGATGACGCCCGGATAGACGTCGTTAGGCAGGATACGCCGACTGGGCGGCGCATACACCACAACCTCCGGGAGGCGGTTGGCGGCCTCCAGCAGAAGGCCGGCAATCCCCGTTCCCGCGCCCAGCAGGGCACACCACGTGGCGATCACCGCCACGGCGGCAGCATTGGCGGCGGCAATCCCGAGCGCCGGAATGGCCACCGCCGCCACCGCAACGCAGGCGTAAACGGCGGCAAGGAAGCAGCAGAACACCGACAGGTCGTGCAACACGGTCGCGATAACCATGCCGCCTTCGCCGGTCAGAAACCGCCCCACAGCCGCGAGCGCTGTGAAGATTCCGCGGACGATGAACACCACGGCGAGCGTTGCGAGAAACGCCACGCAGAACGCTGCAATGGCAACCAGCGAGAAGCTAGTCACCACCAACGCCGCCACGCCGAGGGCAATCAGCCCCACGGCGTGGGCCACCAAGCCCACCGTCTTGACGACACCGAGGAGAACCGCGGTGGCAATCGTGACAACGCCCACGGCGGCCACTTTGACCATGCCGAACAGCATGGCGCCGAGCCCGCGGGCATCGGCGGCGGCGTGGCGGGCGAAGGACGCAACCTTCGCCTTGGCCGAGCTGCCGGCCTTAACCGTAGCAGCCTTGGCCGCCTTGGCGCCGCCCTTCACGGCCTTGCCCGCCTTGGTGGCCTTGGCCTTGGCGGCCTTGGCCGTCGAGGTGGCGGCGGTGGCCACCTGCGACGCGGCCGACGACGTGGCGTTCACCGCCTTGTCGTAGCCGTTCTTGATCTGACCAGCGACCCAGCCGAACCCGTAAAACGGGCTGGCGACAACTGACTTGAAAGTGCTCATAGCACTCCCCTTTCTCTTTCGAGACACGCGTCCGTTCAAAAGCCCTCAGATGGGGTGGCAGGGAACGGTACCTTGCCAAAAAACTAGACACTATGCCGGGAATCGAACCCGGCTCGCTTTGAGGTGCACCTCGCCGCGTCTTCCATTTAAGCGTCAACTGTGCGTCCACAGCCCCGGCTAGGTGCCGGTCCCCACGCACGTTACTTCCCTCGTGCGGCAGCCACGCCATATCGCCCGGTGGTAGGCGTTTATTGTGCCGTGTACGTGTCTTAATACACGTTCCTGCTACACGGCTAGCCGTTGCGTTTCACTTCCGTAACGCAACTAAGGGCTCTTGGAACTTTGGCGACTGAGCGGCTCGCGAACGTTTGTGGTTTAACCCACATACGATCACCAACAGTTAGGCTTGTTGGTCAAACCTCTTCCGCTACGTCGGAAGAAACGACGTGCCAGCCTTGCGGCTAGCGTGTATTGTCCTCCACTCACGAACCGAAGATGGGTTCGCAGCCGATTGCAGCTGTAGATCGCAGTGTGTCACACACAGGGTGCGTTACGCCCTGTCAACACTGCTGGAAACATTTCGCCATGGCTACTTTGTCTCCCTACACTGAATCGACTCCCGATTGGACGGCTTGCGAAAACCGTGTGCTGCGCTGGAGGAATTAGCAGCAAACCCTGTTTCAAAAGCGTACCTTGGGTACGACTTATATTGACACAGGCCGTACGTTGGTCGCGCAGAAGAGGCGCCACAACGTCTTAATGGA